CTTGGGTACAGGCGAACCCAAGTTTTACCGGAGTCGAGCTACGATGATTTTGGAAAGTACAATCGCCCTGCGTATGGTAACTTTCCTGGTTTTGATACAGATGCCTGGCCACAGTCATTTGAGCTATTCAGACGTGAGTTTGGGGGTTGTATGGCTGGGAGCGAGGTTCTGGATTATTCAGTGGTCATTGAGGACGTCAATGACAAGACCAGCGTGAGCTGGCCTTGGATAGGCAAATACAAGAAAAAGTCGGAAGCATTGAACGATCTTTCATTTCACACATATTATGCTGACTATTGGAGGAGGCTCTCTGGCGGAGCGATTCCGATGTTCGCAACTGTGAATACGAAAGAGGAGTTACTGGAGACGAGGAAAGTGGTGTCCGGTTACGCACGGTCCACGTGCGGGGGCGAACTACCACACCTCGTTACAGGAATGAGGTTGTTTGATGACATGAACCAACGCTTGTATGATTCGCACTATGAGACATGTAACGCCGTAGGGTTCAACCCCTGGGCAGGCGGTCATGATCTCCATGTGCGGAAACTTGAGCGACACCCCAACGCCTTCGAAGGGGATATTGCTGGTCAAGATGGGACCACACCAAACCAATTCTTTGATGATTTGGTTGAGTATCGGTTTCAGTGCCTACGTCCGGAGGACAGAACGAAGGAAAATTATTGTCGTATTATAAATTACTATATAGGTGCTGTTTGTTGTTTGTGTGTCTTGCCTGATGGCAACGTGTACCAGAAGTTCACCGGGAACTCATCGGGGGTGCTCACGACATCATCAGATAATGTGCTCAATGCGGTGAGGGCGATGTTTTATGCGTTTTGCGTGCGAAGGCCTGACGTTTCCTACGGGTGGGGGTGGTTTAAAGAACATGTGGTGCTGTTTTCTTACTGTGACAACATCAATTGGTCAGTGAGTAATGAAGCATCTTATTTCTTTTCTGCCCGTGAGGTAGTTGGGACGTTGCTTGATATTGGCGTGTACCTTAAGGTGCCGGTCATGGTGGGAAGGGAGGCAGCTCTGTTGTCGTACCTGTCAGCGACCACA